CCGCAAGTGACAACGAGATGATTGCCTGCAAGGCTGGCAACTGGTGGGAGACCAACCCACAGCGTGGACGAGCCAACAACTCTGCTGTGCTTTTGCGGCACAAAGTAACAAAAGAATTCTTCCTAGATTTATGGAAGCGAGTGGAGGCATCCAACGCTGGCGAGCCTGGGATTTATTTATCCAACGATAAGGACTGGGGAACCAACCCCTGCTGTGAAATCGGACTAAGACCATTCCAGTTCTGCAACCTTACAGAAGTAAATGTAAGCAACATCACAGGTCAACAAGATTTGGAACAGCGGGTCAAGGCTGCCACGTTCATCGGCACGCTCCAAGCAGGATACACAGACTTCCATTATCTTCGCCCAGTGTGGCAGCGAACAACTGAAAAGGATGCACTCATCGGTGTGTCTATGACAGGCATCGCTTCGGGTCGTGTGCTCCAAGACGATATTAGTTTGACGGACGCTGCGAACGTAGTGAAAGAAGAGAATGCCCGTGTTGCTGATAAGATTGGAATCAATCAGGCAGCCCGCACAACTTGCGTAAAACCTGCGGGGACCACGAGTTTGGCCCTGGGAACATCCAGTGGCATCCACGCCTGGCATAACGATTATTATATCCGCCGAATCAGAGTTGGCAAAAATGAGCCAATTTATTGGCACCTAGCAATTCACCACCCAGAACTGGTGGAGGATGAGTTCTTCCGTCCACACGATACAGCCGTCATCTCGGTGCCTCAACGAGCCCCCGAAGGTTCTATCCTGCGTGATGAGTCTGCCTTCCAGCTTTTGCGGAGAGTAAAGAAGATTACTAAAGAGTGGGTTAATCCCGGCAAGCGATCAGGACAAAATGGTCACAATGTTTCAGCTACTATTTCTTTACGGGAAAACGAATGGTCTGACGCTGGCGAATGGATGTGGGAGAACCGCAAACATTATAATGGGCTGGCTGTGCTGCCCTTCAATGGCGGCACCTATCAGCAGGCACCATTTGAAGACTGCTCCAAGGAGAAGTTTGATGCTATGATGGCTACGCTTGAAGGTGTTGACCTCTCTAAGATTGTAGAAGAAGATGACAACACTGATCTTAAGGGTGAAGCAGCCTGCGCAGGCGGCGAGTGCGAAATTACTTAAAGGGAAACAAAAAGTATTATATAATGTAAAGAGGAAAGGAGTCTGTTATGGCTACCCTAAACTTTATTATGCCCGATGATTTAAAAGACGGCTTTTGTGAACGAGAAGAAAAGACCAATAAGGTCAAACACAGTTGGTTACCATCGGGCCAAACCCGAGCTATTATGGGCGATCAGATAGCAATTGAATGTTATTGCAAGCACTGCAACATGCGTGAGTGGACCCAGACTTCTCGCTTTGAATTTGAAATGCTCCAAGACTACTGGAAGGAACTACGATGAAACCACTAAACCGCAGACTACTTATTGAAGTAATTGAGGAGGAGCCAGAACAGGGAGCCTTCTTCGTTCCCGTGGAGGAAAAGGTTGAGGAGTTCTTGACAGCAAAGGTTATTGCTTGCGCAGCAGACTGTGCCAATGACCTGACTGGTAAGAAGGTAGTCATCCATTCTTTTGGGAAAGAAGAAGTAACAGTCAGGGGAAAGAAATATACTTTCATTGGCGAGAATCACCTGGTCTGCGTAGAATAATATAATGAGCGAGAAGTGCAAAGAACTTATTCAGGAGATTAATCACCGCTTAGAGTTGTCACTTGACAACTTGAGAACTGAAAAATCTCGCTGGCATCATGGGCAAATAGCACGCCTCAAGCTACGGGAATTAAAAAATTTTCTAACCCAAGAACAGGCCCAATCGAAGGGCGATTAAGAAAGGTACAAAATGAAAATAGATGGAGAACCTAGTCAAGTTGATGTAGGAGTATTTGTAATGAATTACCATCACGGACTTCTCCGTATGGGAGTGGTTACCCATATCAGAACGGATGAACAAGGTTGGACTCAATGCAAAGTTGATTGGCTAGAAGATGATATCTATGAGTACAATAAAGATTGGTACGAAAAAATAGATCCAACTAAAGTTTATAGCAATGAAACCCGGATTGACTATTTAAAGCCAGTAAATCCTCAATGGTTGTACAATGTCATAGGATCCTATGGGAGATATAAAAATGAGCAAAGAAACCAAAGCTACTGAAGAAGTTACTGATGATTTAATTCCTAAGCCACCTTCCAAGCTGGCACCACGAGGGATTACCAGTTTTACAGTCTTCCGCCAACAGGATGAAACAGGCGTCTCAGGTGAAGGTGTAGTGATTGAGGGAGTTGTTATGGCGACAGGACAGTGTGTTGTTCATTGGCTCTATCCACCACCCCGTGGTGGTATTGCCATCTTTGATAGTATGAGTGATTTTGTGAAGGTTCACATCGAGCCTCACCCGGCCAATCAAACTATTATTACTTACCAAGATGGACACAAAGAAGTCTACGGCGAAACAAAAGATGAAGAATAAAATACAGTCTTCTCCATCTTTTTGCTTGACTAACCCCAAAAATAGTCTATACTAGGACCATAAGAAAATAGAAAGGTTGCTGATGGCAAACCGAATCGAAAGCAAGATCCCGTTCGTGGGATTGCACGCTCACTCTGGACTCTCACCGTTTGACGGACTGGGTATGCCTGGCGAACATATGGACTTCGCCTACGAGAACGGGATGAACGCCCACGCTCTCACAGACCACGGACATATGAACGGGCTCTCGTTTCAGGTCGAGCATTTGAAGAAAATGAAGGAAGACGGCAAAGACTTCCGAGCCATCTACGGATGTGAATCCTACTTCATCAAGTCCCATCGTAAGTGGCGCACGATGTACGAGGAGCACAAGGCTAACTCCAAGAAGCAGAAGAAGGAAGAGTATGGGATGGTCATTGAGGATGAGGACCGCCAGAAGAAGTTCAATCCGCTTAACAGTCGCAGCCACCTTGTGATGTTCGCCCAGAATCAGACCGGGCTAAATAACTTATTTAAGCTGGTGTCAGATAGTTATCAGCCTGAAAACTTTTATCGCTATCCTCGTATGGATTTTGAGATGTTGGACAAGTACAACGAGGGGCTTATCATCAGTACCGCCTGCATGTCTGGCCCTTTGTTCGGAGACTTCTGGAAGAACCGAGACAAGAGCCCAGACCATGTGCTCTCCGCTATGCGGGATACCATTGCTCAATTCAAGGAGATCTTCGGCGACCGGTTCTACGGAGAGATCCAGTGGAATGATATTCCCGAGCAGCACCTCGGCAATAATTATATTATCCAAGCATGTATGGAAATGGGCGTAGAGGTTATCAGCACAGCCGATAGCCACTACCCACGACCAGAACTTTGGAAAGAGCGAGAGATGTACAAGCGCATTGGCTGGGGCGGCAAGATTCCAGCGTGGGCTGAGGGCGGCAACGGTCTTCCCGACTCGGTTGATGAGGTCGGCTACGAACTCTATCCGAAGAACGGCGACCAGATGTGGGAGAGTTACAAGAGTTACTCTGCCAAGCATCGCACAGAGTACGACGATACTTTTGTCCGTGACTCTATTGAGCGCACACATCACATTGCCTTTGACCGCTGTGAAGACTTCCTACCTGATAGTACAGTGCGCTTGCCTGAGTTCGTGGTGCCCGAAGGCAAGACAGCTATCCAGGCTCTGACCTCTGACGCTCTGGCGGGAATGAAAGAAAAGAATATCACAGACCCAGAGTATGTGGACCGCTTGAAATATGAACTCGGTATCATCAAGGAGCGTGGGTTCGCTCAATACTTCCTGACGATGAAAGCCATCAGTGATAAGGCCCAAGAGGAAATGCTTGTGGGGCTTGGTCGAGGCTCTGCCGCCGGTTCACTCCTGTCCTATGTTTTGGACATCACTCAGATTGATCCAATCAAATATGCCCTCCAGTTTGAGAGGTTCTTGACCAAGGGCGGCAAGGGCTACCCCGACATTGACTTTGATGTTGAGGAGCCAATGGAACTCAAGCAGCAACTTGCAGAGGAGTGGGCTAAGATCGGCGTTAACGTTGTTCCTATCAGCAACTTCAACACGCTCCAACTGCGATCGCTGATCAAAGACATCGGCAAGTTTTATGATATCCCATTCACCGAGGTCAACAAGGTGACTGGTGTGATGATGAGCGAGGCTACTCCGCTAGCGAAGAAGGCCCACGGGCAGACTGCCGGTGTCTACACTCCCACATTTGACGAGGTAAAAGAATACAGTGAAACACTCCAAGCATTTTTCCAGAAGTACCCAGAGGTTGCTACTCACGTTGACCACTTGTTCGGCAATATGCGGAGTATTTCTCGGCACGCTGGTGGGGTTGTTGTTGCGGAGAACCTTGACAGGCATATGCCCCTGATTAATTCAGGCGGGGTCATCCAGACTCCGTGGAGCGAAGGTCAGAACGTCAGGCACTTGGAGCCGCTCGGCTTTATTAAGTTTGACTTGCTTGGCTTATCAACTCTTCGTATGATTTCAGGAGCCATCCGCCACATCCTCAAACGCCATCAAGGCATTGAAGAGCCGACCTTTGAGCAGGTGAGAGATTATTATAATACTCATCTCCACCCAGATACAATTGACTTTGACAATCAGCAAGTCTGGAAGGAAGTATTCCACGAGGGCAAGTGGGCTGGTATCTTCCAGATGACCAACGGCGGAGCCCAGCGGTTCTGTCAAGAAGCCCAGCCCGAATCTCTTTTGGACTTCGCAGCAGTCACGGCTATCTTCCGCCCTGGTCCACTTAGCGCCAAGGCTCACAGTCTGTATGTGACGAACAAGACCAACCCTGGGCAAGTCCATTACGACCACCCAATCATCAAAGAAGTGCTCGGAGAAACCTATGGTCTTCTAGTCTTCCAAGAGCAGTTGGCTATGCTCGCTCACAAACTCGGCAAGGACATCTCACTGGATGAGGGCAATCTCCTCCGCAAGGTCCTGACCAAAAAGGGAACAGGGAAAGACAAAGTAAAAGATAACCTGTACAAGAAGTTTGTAGCAGGCTGTGCCGAGCACGGATTGTCTAAAGAGATTGCCGACAAGCAGTGGGCAAACATGGAGTTCTTCTCAGGCTACGGCTTCAACTTGTCGCACGCCGTGTCCTACGGAGCGGTATCCTTCCAGTGTGCGTGGCTCAGTCATTACTACCCGGTGGAGTGGATGGCTGCGTTCTTAGATAAGGAGCCAGAAGATAAAAAGGCAGGAGCAATTAACACTGCCAAGTCCTTCGGCTTTGAGATTGTCCCTCCCAGCATCAACAAGTCAGGACGAGTGTGGGAGATTGGTGACGACGGCAACACTTTGATTCAGCCGCTTGCCGGCATCAAGGGGCTCGGCGATAGCGCCATTGACCAGATCGTAGCCAACCGGCCATTCAATAGTATTGAGGAGTTTATCTTCAACGAGAATATTACATACTCCAAGCTCAACAAGAAAGCCTTGGATGTTCTGGTCAGAAGCAAAGCCCTAGATGAGTTGATGGACGACAGGTTCACCGGATTAAAGCATTACTGGTCAGCGGTTGCCGTGGATAGGCCACGCAAGGAAAAGAACCTGATTGAAAATATTGACCTCTACGCACCGGAGGGAGACTTCTCCGAAGAAGAGAAGTTGGAACACTTCGCATCGCTCACGGGCATCTTCCCTATCCACGAGATCATGCCGCAAGAGATTCAGGACAACTTGATGACCCGTGGCTGTCCTCCTATTAGCGAGCACGACCCCGACTTACAATTGGTCTGGTTCATTCCGAGGGAAGTAAAAATAAAGAAGACAAAGAACGGCAAAGAGTACTGGGTAGTCTCTACAACGGATAGTAATTCTTTCGATGCTAACATCCGCTGTTGGGGTGTAAGGGAAGATGACAAAATCTCTCTTAACAAAGTATATATTGCTAACTTAGACTATAATGAGAAGTGGGGATTCAGCACTCGCTCTATCAAAAAAAGCTTTAGGAGGCTAACCTAGTGGATAGAAAATCAATTTTAGACGACCCATCTATTGTCTGGCCAGGCACCAAGGTTGAGATCAAAAAAACAAATCGTGCTGGAATAGTCTTGTGCTCTTACCGACATGGGGAAGTGTACGAGGTTCAGGAATCAGATGGTTTCGTCAGGTTTCTTACGAAGGCAGAGTTTAGTATTTTGGATTCAGAATATGATTGATGGAAAGAAATTAGTAAAGAATCAAGATCAATGTTTTGATTGTGGTTGTAATTTAAAACCAGTCTGCGAAGACTACAGTGGAGATAAAATGAAAGTAAATATTCAACGACTGCACGAGAATGCTAAGTTACCTGAGCGAGCCCACCCAACAGATGCAGGGATGGATTTGTTTTATTGTCTTCCGCCGGACCAAGAGCAGTCCCCCCGCTTTGCAAGGCCTCACGGCTCGGCACTTTTTCCGACCGGATTAAAGATCGAAGTGCCCGAAGGTTATATGCTGGAGATTAAAAGCAAGTCTGGCATTGCTGTCAAGAAGGGCTGTGTGGTCGGTGCTTGCGTTGTTGACCGAGGATACACTGGGGAGATCTTTGTTAATCTGTGGAACTTTAGCAATATGGGAGTACAATTCAAACCCGGAGATAAAGTTGCTCAAGCGGTTTTCGTCAAGATTAATACTGACATAGAATTTGTTGAAACCGATAATATCTATGATGATGAGACTAGCCGTGGGTCTGGTGCCTTGGGATCAACCGGAGAATAATAATTTAAAAAACACTTGACTTACATTTGTTATATGATAATATAACATGTAAGGAGAGTACGATGGAAGTCGGCAACAAAGTAAAACTTACAGGGATCACACGCCACGGCAAGAATCGTGTCCGTGAACAGGGTGAGGTCTGGGAAGTGATTCGCCTGAGTCCAACAGTTGGGTTCAATACAAAAGCCCCTGGTCCTTTTATGTTACTACAGGCTACGACCAGTATTAATATGCGCTGGGTCTCCACCGTCAACGACGACAACTTTTCAGTAGAGGTTATTGATGAGTAACAAAGAGTGGCGTAAGAAACTAAAAGTTGGGGACCTCGTGATGATGAAGACCGGCGGGATGGCTATCCTTACCGAAGTGTTCTTTCGGTTCCCAGAGACTGACCCAGCCTATCCCCACATCAAGATGATTTATTGTGATGACAACACCCCAGGCAGTTGTAGTGCCTGGCGAGTAGAGGAGCTAATCAATGCAAGCAGGTGATTTAGTAAAACGACAACAAGGATGGATGGGCTGGGAACGCCAACAACTTGGACTTGTACTCTGGGTAGACCGAGCCGTTGTCAAGGTTAAGTGGTCTGGCGACTATGGCAGCTTTGCTCACCCTATTACTTCACTGGAGGTGCTCAATGAAAGAAGGTGATCTGGTTCGTATGGGAGAGCACACGTTTGGACTTGAAGGCCAAACGGGAGTTGTTGTTCTCGCTTGGGGTGTATGTGATGTTGTCGAGGTGCTCTGGGACGATGGGGAAACCAGGGGTCAGAACACCTGCGAATTGGAGTTGCTCAATGAAGCCGGGTAAAGAAGATAATAACTGGCGGCGTCAACTCAAAGTCGGCGACCTCGTGATGATGAAGATGGGTGGGATGGCTATTATTACAGAGGTATTTTATTCTCAGCCTGACGATAAGTATCCTCATGTTAAGATGATTTATTGCGACCCTCGCCGACAGCGACCAAATGGTTGCAGTTCTATGCGAGTAAAGGAGATAGTCAATGAAGCCGGGTGATTTGGTAAAACACAAAAGAAATAAAACAGTACACCTTGTAACTGCGGTAAGAGAAATCAAAGGAAGGGTTGCCTTCTTTCACTTAGAAGGTTTCTCTCCGCAAGAGGTTTTCTATTCAGATGATGTGAAGGTGATTAATGAAACCCGGTGACTTAGTAAGAATCTCAGACTGGGATTCGGTGGGGGGTTGGAACCCCATCGGTCTAGTTTTATCTTATCCTGAAGTAAAGAATCACGGGACAACCTCTGTCCTTATTGATTGGCTAGAATCGCCAGACACTGAATACTACTCAGTCCATCATTTGGAGATCGTCAGTGAAGGCTGACTTTGAATATCAACTTGGCGACCTCGTATCCTTTACGCAGGTCCGCCAAACCGAAGAGTATATTGAAGACTCCTCTCTGACTGGCGTTGTAATCAAGCAGCGTTTTGTTTTTACTGCCGACAATAAATTCTTGGTGCGAACCCCCGAAAGAGATTATTGGATTTCAAGACCGTTCCTAACTTTGCTTTCAAAGGCACAAATTAAAAGTTGATAAACACTTGACTCTCAATCTGGTTATGGTAATATACTAATGTAAGGGAGAGAGATATGATGTACAAAGGTAAAAATCTTTACAAGTGGAACTGGGTCGGCGGAGGCTACAACCAGTGTCGTGCTGACAACAAGCGTGAGGCTATGAAACGTGCCCGTGCTATCGGTCGCCCTTCAGAGGGCAGCAACCGTATGGTGCTCAAGGTTGATGAGAAGAGCCTGGTGCGTGTCAAGAGCGAGCAGTCCTTCTGGGCTAACTACCCGATGTTTGATTAGGAGAGGCTGATGGTTTTCTCAGGTGGTTATGGCGTCGGCGCTCTAGTCAACTTTGAGTTCAAGATGAGCCAAGAGTTGGGTATGATTGTGCGCCAAAGCAGAGGATACTTTTGGATGGTCAAGCGTTTCAGCGACGGTCAGAACCTACTGATCCCTGAGCGAGACATGGAGGTGCTCAGTGCAGCCAGGTGATCTAGTTCGGCATCGAGGTAACAAAAAAGTATACCTCATACTTAAAACCCGTGAGATCAAAGGCGAGGTTGTCTACGTTCACTTAGAGGGTATGCCAGAAAACAAGACTCATTATCCACAATCTTTGGAACTAATACAAAAAGCTTGACACACATCTTATCCATGGTAATATAAGATGTAAGGGAGAGAGATATGTTGTACGGTAAAGAGTTAGTAAAGTCAATCCAGAAACGCTGTAAGATTCAGCCTGGTATGTTGGTCAACAGCACGGCGGGAACTGAGGTAAGTAAAGTTGCGTTGGTCCTAGGTCTGTCGCCCGCATGTTCGTTTGAGCGAGACTATGAAGGAGCAGAGGAACATATCTTCTATGTCTGCCAGCCCTTTGACGGCACGCCAGACTTCGTAGATTATGCTTGTAACATGGAAAAGTTCTCGTGAAAGCTGGACAGATTATAAAACTGACCCCACAGGGTTTGAAGAACTTTCCTCCTGGGATCCGTCAGCGACTTGAGGGTCAGATTGGTTTAGTGGTTCAGCAGAAGTATGATTTATCTTACAAGTTAGATCAATCCAAACTGCCAGAGCATATCAAGGTTTACCCATCGCTTGTAAGGTTTGATTCCCTAGACGACCTTTCCGGTATCTACGAAAATGCCGTTATGGTTTTCCCGGATCAGGTGGAGATCTTGTCGTGAAGCCCGGTGATTTAGTTCGCATCAGGAAGACTGCAATCGATGCTTACTCCACCGTGTGGTTCATTGAGCTTGCGGAAAACAAGGTCCCGCTCCTTGTCACTGAGAATCTTAATAAAGGATATGTAAAGGTTTTGAAGCCTGACGGCACCGATACCTTCATCGCAAAAGTAAATCTAACTACGAGACTGTACTGATGAACCATAAATTATATAAAGTCGGAGACTTGGTAGCAGTTGCTTCCAACCGAGTGCTCGGCATCATCACCCGTTCAAACTACTGGATGACTGATGAGTATCTCGGAGGCGAGGTTGAGTTAGTTGACGTAATGTTCGGCTCCTCAGTCTCCAGGCAATACCCAGTTCGATATTTGGTGGACCTGTAATGGAACGAGAAACTTATAATACCAGACTCAAGACCAACCCAGAAGATATTCCTGTGGGAAGTTTACTCAGGGTTAAGAAGCATTGCCGGAAAAATATTACTATCATACACAACGGTGAGTATGGTATTTTGGCACCAAGTATTAATGGAAAACATATCACACATGATGTGTTGTTCCCGAATGGAACCCGATGTATTTATATGCCCTTGAACTGGGAGGTAGTTAGTTATGCGTGATAAAATGTGGGAAGTTCAACAGCCCGGAACTCTTTTGCGAGGACGCAGTAGCCATCAATATGGTAAACTGGCTTTGGTGCTTGAGGAGGCTTATGCTGGACCTACGCCAAGCAACGGCTATCCCCCTCGCCAGTATGTAAAGATGCAGTGGGTAGCAACTGGCGAGCGGTTTGAAGAAATGTTAAATAATGCTCATAATTGTTTTGACATTGTGAGTTCCTGTGATACACTGGGACCTGAGGAGAACTGATGGCTATCACACCCAAGTTCAAGCCAGGTCAACTGGTAAAGTACGACCACCCTGCCAACCCTCTTGTTGGTTTGGTCAAGTCTACACAGTTTGCCCGTCGTCGTGGCAACCCTGTGCTTGTGCTTGTCCAGTGGTGTAATGAGCGTAACACTGAAGAATATATATTCCAAAAAGATTTGAAACTAGTGGAGGAAGTATGAATATTTTTGCTATCGAAGGCAATGAAGAGACAGGCGAGATTGACTGGGAGAAGTCAGCCCAGTCTCAAGACAACCTGCGTGTGGTCAAGATGATCCTAGAGTCTTGTCAGATCATGTCAACAGTCATCAACGAGCAGGGGCTTGATGCTCCTTACCGATCATTCAATCCCAAGCACCCATCGTGCCTATGGGCTGCGGAGTCTGCAAGTAATTATATGAATCTTGCTCTCCACTGCCAGGCTATGATTGATGAGTACGAGCACCGCTTTAACAAGACTCATAAGTGCCAAGCAGTGCTCAGTACTCTCATTGATATGTTTGACCCTGGTTTGTTTCCCACTCTGGAATGCACACCCCTTCGTCTAGCTATGCCTGACGAGTTCCGTTCGGATAATCCTGTAGTGTCTTACCGTAAGTTCTACGCCTCCAAGCCACGCTTGCGCTACCCAGTTGACAAGATCCCATCTTGGGTGTATGATTATCGCACCGAACCATTTGAGGTGATCAATGGATAAGAAGCACGCCAAAAAGATTAAGCGAGCCAAGAAGAAAAAGAAAGACAAGAAGCATGCACAAGAAGATCAACAGCGGATGTCTAAGCAGCTTGGAATGTTTGATAGACTTCCTGATTCCTGTTCGGCTTGCGACAAAGAATTTCCACAAACTCGTGAAGCACATATGACCTGGCGAGTTGTGGCTCGTTATGAAGAAAAACAAGTTAGGCTTTTCTGTCCTGACTGTCACCTTAAGGCCAAGAAGTTGGTTGGAGAAGAAGATGAAGTTTAAAGAATCTGTCACATACGACGACCTACTGTTGGTGCCGCAGTATAGTGATATTCAAAGTCGTAGTGAGGTAGATATCACTAGCTTCCTTGGGCATCACGAGCTTACGTTGCCCATTATGGCATCACCGATGGACACAGTTTCAGAGCTTAGTATGGCTCAAGCTATGAGTGAAGCTGGAGGTATGGCTGTAATTCATCGCTACAACACAATCGAAGAACAGCAGTCCATCGCTGCGCAGTTTTTTTCAAATTCTGGGTGGAAAGGCACGATGGCTGCTGCCATTGGTGTTACGGGCGATTTCCTTGAACGAACCGAGGCTCTAATCGCTGCTGGCACCAATGTCATATGTGTTGACGTTGCACACGGTCATCATATTCTGGTAAAAAAAGCACTTGAGGCACTGCGAAATGAATATGGTAAAGATATTTATATTATTGCAGGAAACGTTTGTACTTTGGAGGGTATTAATGATGTTGCTGATTGGGGAGCTAATGCTGTACGGTGCAACATTGGTGGCGGCTCCATTTGTTCTACTAGGATTGTCACAGGGCACGGTTTACCCGGCCTCCAAACGATCTTCGACTGTGCGAGAACCGACCGGGAAGTTAAAATCATCGCAGACGGTGGTATCAAAACCTCGGGAGATATTGTTAAAGCTCTAGCAGCCGGTGCTGACTTTGTAATGTGCGGCTCACTTTTGGCTGGCACCACTGAGAGCCCAGGATCAGTTGTTGCTCACCCTGCTGGCTATCCGGTAAAGGAATACCGAGGCATGGCTTCTAAAGATGCACAGTTAAACTGGAGAAATAAATCTTCAACCCCGGAAGGCGTAGCTACATACATCTCCTACAAGGGAAGTGTTAAAGATATTCTAGAAGACTTGGAGGGAGGGATCAAGAGTGGTCTTTCCTATACCGGCGCTCGCAGTTTAAAAGAGTTGCGACACAAAGCAGAGTGGGCCAGGCAAACATCCGCTGGTACCCAAGAGAGTCAGACCCATATTTTAAGCACCCCAAGAACCCGGAGTAAGAAATAATGTTTTATCGTAAAGATTCACGAAGCCAACAAGACGAAGTAAACCGCAAGCCAACAGAGTTTGAGGTTCAATATACTTCAGAGCCAACTTGCTTTGAGGTTCACGAGAAATGGAACGTTGGATGTGATCAGTCTAAGTGTAGGAACTGGATGGATTTCGGTGAAGATTTAAATTGTGCGGTGGTCTGTTCTAGAAAACATGAGAACGGTCTAAGCCTCAGAGAAGTGGCAGAAAGAATGGGAGTTAGCTTCCCTCGCATCAGTCAAATTGAGCACGCTGCATTTAGGAAACTTAAAGATGCAGGAGTTTTTGAAGAAGAATAGGGTTTTTTACTAAATCCCAAACTATTTAAAGTTGATTGTCAGATCAATCGATTTTAGGAGATCATTATAATGACTAAGAAGACATCGCTTTTAAACGAACGTGTTATTCGTCGCTGGGGTAAACTAGCTAATATGCCAGCCTTAACAGAAAACTTCCTTGACACCATTGAGGAAGAAGAAGAAGACGCACCCGAAGGTATGGAAATGGAGATGGATGCGGAAGAGCCTGATGAAGCACCTGCCGCCGGCGGTAGCCCAGAAGAAGCAGCCGTTGAAAAACTAGTCCAGGTCGTTGTTGACGCTCTTGCGGAAGAGGTTCCAGAAATGGACATCGAGCTAGAGAAAGACGGCGAAGGTGAAATGGAAATGGAAATGGGTGACGACGATGGCGACGCAGCCATGATGGACGATCCTGCAATGATGGACGATCCTGCTGGAATGGATGAGCCAAAAATGGAAGGTATTCGTTCTAAGTCGGCTGCCAAAAAGGATGACGACGAAGGTGTTCGTTCTAAGGCACCTGCCAAAAAGGATGACGACGAAGACGAAGACAAGAAGGCAAACGAAGAGCTTGACCTTGAAGTCCTTGACGACGAAGCTCTGACCGAAGCTGTTCTTAAGCGAGTGGTTGAGCGACTTCTCAAGAATAAATAATCCTTCGGGAGAAAATAATGTCTCGTTTTGATGCAAACGACCTTCGTGATTTAATCAAGGAGGTCGTTTCTTCTTATCAGGAAGAAAAACTTAGTTGGCTACTGGAAAGCCCTGAGGTCATCGAGGAAGGGGTTTTTGATCCCGGTATCCTCAAGGCAGTCTTTACGGCTGGCGGACCAGGCAGTGGAAAATCCTTTGTGGCTGATATGCTAATGGGCGCTCGTGACCTTGAGCCGCCACACCAAACATATTTTGAGAAGAACACATCGTATCTTCCATCCGGCATTAAGTACGTCAACTCTGACATCCTCTTTGAAAGAGGACTTAAGAAAATGGGAATCAATCCTAAAGACCTCGCAGACATTGAAGGTTTTCCTAGCGAAGAGTTGTGGGATATTATTCAGGGCGACGACCCAGAATCTATTC